AAATTTAGATCAAGAGTAGGTCTAGCTCCACCAAGGTCATAGAGCTGATCACCAAGACCTCGATACTGATTAGTTGAATTCGCCTTGGTTCCACTCAATCTCATTAGATCAACTCCGTAACTTCAAGAGTTCCATTAGTACTACCGTCACGAATGACAGCAATGTTTGCACTAGTAGGTACAGCAAAATCCAGACGCTCACCATTAGCGATGAAGTGACTATTACTGTCAGCTGTTTGAGTGCCAGTACCAATTTTAAACCGTAGATCAGCACCTACAGCACGGATAGAAATACGAGATACACTAGCTGTCAGGTTTTGATTAATAGAACTAGCGTTTGAAGTCGTTAGTTTTCGAGCAACACCAGGAGTGCCAAGGACTTCAACATTTTCAACATAGGATCTGGCAGTAATAGTGCGATCTGCTTCGGAAGCTAGGTTAACACCTACACCAGTAAAATAATCGTAGTAAGTACTCATGTCTTATTTAGAATTAGGGAATAGACCATTACGGATGAATTCAACAGCTTGGTCATCTACATCATTATCAGTCTCAGCAGCAAGACGTTCAAGCATGTCTACGATCAAACGCTTGACTTGTTCAGATTTGACAAAAGAAAATAGAATGGGGCGAATAAGAGTAATCATTGTTTAGTTGCAATTTTGTCTAGTTTGTTTTCAATGCGAACCATGTGCGCTTCTACTCGTTCAAGAGCAGTGCTGAACTCTGCTTTACTGAGATAGTTCTCAGCAATACGAAGTTCAACACCGTCTACTCGTCGGTCTAGCTCATGGACTCGCATGTGGAGCTTTGACATGAGTACACCAAAACCAGTAGCTAAAGCAACACCAACGGGAATTAGTGTTTCTAGCATTTTGATTAATTATCCAATTGTAGGAGCTTTAAGTGCTACGTGGGTGGTATTACTGGATGCAAGATCCAAAGGAAAGTTATGTGCATTACGTTCATGCATAACAGTTGCAGACATAGCGGGATTAATTAATTACTGAACCTCCCACCTACCGCAATTAATTACATATCAGGAGAGATGACCCATGCCATCTTCATCAAGTGTATAGAGCTGCTCGTGTTTTGTATTAACCTCTGGAGTATCAGTAGGCTTTGTACCGAGAGCATTGGAAATAGCTTTCACGCCTTTAGCAACCTTCAATCCAGTCTTAAGTTTATTGGTGCGAGAAATTGCTTTGTTAGCTTTCTTCTTCTTTTCGTTGTCAAGCATAGTTAGAATCAGGTTGATGTGATTTAATTTTCATAGGCTTGTTCTTATTAGAACCCAGGATTGGATTACCAATAGCAGCCATCAGTTTAGCTTTTTTCTTGACAGAGTTCTTAGAAGCTTTCTGTCCTTTCTTGTTCATTACCAAATACCAGGAATGATTTGTCCAGTGATTGCATAAGCGCCCAGAGCAGCCATGACGCCAAGCATTGCAAGACGACCATTAAGCTTCTCAGCCTTTTCATTGTGAGTTTCGTACACGTCGATTACTTCCATAGGTGGTTCTTTAGCGAAGACGTTGTAGCGTCCGCCGTCTTCTGTAGTGGTGGTCATTTACTTTTTAATTTTTACGCAGTTGTTTACACGGGTACCGCCTTTAACTTTAGTACCCGATTTTTTGTAGCCCTTCCAGCAAGAAGGATCAAGGCGCTGCTTAATAGCCTTAGGCTTACTTTTTTCCATCTTTCATTACCGAGGAAATAAGTAGACCGGCAAGACCTAAGCCACCACTAGCAAGAAGCTTATCAATACCAGATCCTTTCTTACCTTTCTTTTTTCCTTGCTTAAAAGCTTTGTATTCAGGGGTGTTCTTTTTGTAATCCATTAGTACATAAGTTCAGTAGAACGTTCGAGCTTGTTCATAATATCTTGACGATATGCAGGATCTCTATCATAACGAGGATCACTCATAGCTTCTACGACTTCAGCTTGGCTTCTGAATACATCTGCAGTTTGAACAGAGGATCGTCCTGAGAGGAAGTCACTAGAGTCCCAACCCTCAAGTTCAGCCATACGGAATGCCATTGCTTGTACAGCAAAGAAACATGACTCAAGATTACCCTTAGCCATGACAGCGTCATACATCTCGATAGTCTGCTCATCACAATTATCAGCTGCCCAACGCAACATATTGACGTACTGTTCTTGACCACCTACAACATCGTAGAGATTAGAAGTCTCCTCAGCTGTGAGTTCATGAGGTTGGTTTTCAGCACGGTAATCAAGATAAGCTTGTGCAATATCAGCAGGGTCACTATCACGGAGAGCTTCAAGAGTAGCTTCATCGTATTCAGATTGTGACTGCTGCCACAAAGCTTCCATCAGATCAACATCAGCTTCCTGATCTTCAGACTCTTGCACAGCTTCGCCTTGCTCAGGTTCATCTGATTTATTAGATCCGAACTTCTGTTGTAGTTCAAGATAAGCTTGTTCAAGTTGTTCAGCAGATTCATACTTACCAGCAAGAAGTTGTTGCTGTTCTTGCTCAAGCTGTTCTCCAACTTGAATTGAATTAAGTTCTTCTTCAGAGAATTCAGGTTGTCCTTGATCAGGTTGGTAGGTCAGAGTTGTCATATGCAGTACTTGAGTGGAGATTTCCGAGGCCAACTTCAGTTACATAAGCAGTGCTACGACCAAGTGTCGGAGTTCCTACTTTTTGTTGGCGCTTATATTTATTAGTTTGATTGTTGAGATATCGGCGATCCTTTACTGAAAGGCGCTTAACCTCCGGCGACTCCTCCAGGGGCTGGAGGTTGTCCGCCTTCTGGACCGGCTTGCGTGGGGAGCTGGTTCCCGCCTTCTTCTGTGGGCGGACTGGTTTGGCTTGGGTCATTTGGTAATTGTTGGAGTTGTGCGGCTTGCTTAGTCAGAGCCAGATCTTGATCCATAGAAGCTTGCTGTTGCATCTGCTCCTGTCGTTCGCTCTTAACTTGATCCATACCTTTTACAAGACCAAGTTGATCGATACCCATAGAGCCGGCAAGACGGCGAATAACTTCTTCTGGATTGATGTAAGTCTGGAGTGCTTCTGGTCCCATACTTTGAGACAGTGTTTGAAGGAACTCACTTAGACTTTCACGATCTGCACCACGACCAAGAGCATTGATGCCAGCTACAATTGTGGGTCTAACTAAATCATTAGGTAGCTTAGGGATGGCACGTGATTTCTGTAGCTGATCAAGTTTGCGGCTGAGATATGGAACAAGGAACTCAACAGTAAGCAGACTAAACAATCCACCTAGCTGTGATTCAAGTTCTTGTTGTGTCATACGGACTTCCTCAGCCGTAGTACGTTCTGAATCACGAACGTTCATAACGAGGAAGGCTTCACTCAGTCTTTTCTGGAAGACTTGTGACTGTTCAAATGCTGTGCGGAAGTCAGCAGTCTTACCTACTTGAACAACACCAATGTCATCTGGCCTTCCCTGCACGATTGCACCGTTACCTGCAGCCGCGAGAGTGGCAGGTTTAGTGGTGCTTGAGGGTGACACTACGAACACCACTTTTGCAGCTGCTGCAGAGCCTTCTACAAGGGCCTGAGAGAGTGATTCGAGTGACTTCAAATCACCCATAAACTCTTCAACACGTCCTCGACCATATGCTTCACCATCTACATAATTAAAACGCAGAGGAAGCCAAGGGTTTTTATCTAGAGGAGACTTACCATAGCTGCTGGGAATTACTTTTCCATAAACCTCTTGGTACCACGTCACACGATTGTTGTCTCGTTTGACATGCGTGTAGATATCACACTCACCTGGGTTAGTATCGTATTCGTTAGCAACATGATTAGGTTCATAATCAGGTAAAAATTTTTCGACTAATTTCTTACTGACTGTTTCTTTGGTGATGATCTCTACAACATTACCGTTACCATCACGTTCTACAACATAGCGGTTTAATGGATAAAGCTTCAACTGATTCTTATTCATAAAGATCAGAGCATTACCAGCAACAACCAAATGTTTGAGTGCTTGGTGTACTACTACACGATCATCAGAAGCTGCAATAGACTCCATGATCGTTCGCTCAATCTTTGCGAATGAAGTATCCATCTCTGTTTTTACACTAGGGTTCTTCTCAAATAGACCCGGAGGTATACCTGACTCATCAATCTGCAACTTAAAGAAAGTAGTTTGAGGAGGAAGAAGAGCAAGCATCAGTTTAGATGCAAGTGTTACTACACCCTTAGCACCTACTGATTGCCATGGTGTCTTGAGAACCTTATTACCTTTAGTGTATTCATCATCACGACGAATTAGATATGGAAGAGTAAGCTGTGAAGCTTCCCATGCTTTGTCTAGAAACTGTTGGCGGTCACTTTGAAGAACATCGTACCTTTGCTTAGCTTTCATTATGTTGGACGTTTAGGATTACGATTTTTGTAAGTCTTCGAATAGTCACTAACAGGTTTATAGTCATTAATCATTTTTGGTCGTCCACTTGGTGCAGCAACTTTTGTTTTTTTCAGACCACCACCTGGAAGATTAAGTTTAGGAAGCTTAGGAATACTAGGACGTTTAGGTGTGTCATTTGTGAATTCCTTACGCTTTACATCAAGCTTTTTCGGCTTACTGTTTTTAACGTCTGTAGCCATCTGGCGGATACTTGCCAGGTTGGCAGCTGATCTCTGCGTCTCAGCCTTTTTAGGCTTATACTTTTTTCCTCTAGCCATGATAGTAAGATAAATAATATTTAGTCAATACGTTCCAGAAGCCATTCAACAACTGAACGTTGACCTGATCGATACATAATTTGTTCAATCGTATCGCCAGGTGTTGGTGTAAGAGGTGGAAATTTTTCTTCTAGCTCTTTGACCATGGCATGATGTTCCATGCCCAAGGTCTCAAGCATACTGAGGGAGGTTGACATTAGAATGCTCGAAAAAGGCTGGCATACGACCTGCTTTAGTTTCGGCAAGCTGTGGAGCTTTACCTTCATACATCAAGCGATCACTAGAATCCAGCCAAAATTTTTTGTCCAAATATTTATCGGATGCTCCAACCTTCAGTGGTTGCATCACCCAGTTGATAGTTGCTTTACGGAGCTTATCAAGAGAAGGACTGATATCAAGCCCCAACTCCCGACAAACAAGACTATTGGTAGCAACATGAATTTGTTCGTCACGACTTATATCCGCTGAGGTTGTACGCATTGCAGCGTCACCATTAAATCGAAAGAACGGGAGTAGAACAAAGAAAACCGCACGTTCGGCAACCATTGCTTTGAGTACCGTGTGATCTGGATGCGACACCCACGCCTTTCGGAGCGCCATGGCTTCTTGCTCAGCCTTTTTATCAACGCCGTAAGCATCGGCGATGTAACCAAGTGCCAAGTCGTGGTTCTCTTCATCCCGTACATTAGAGATGAGTATCTCTCGGGAGACTTCTGGTACTTCATTAGAGAGAGCATCAGTAATAAAATCTCCCACAGGTAGTTCCATATGTCGCAATGCAAGAGCACGGTGGATCGTCTCCTCCGCGCCTTCTTTGCAAATACCAGCAGTAGGTTTTACTGGTGTCCATTTGCGCTTCCGCGCCATTAGTTTTTGATAAGGGTTCATTACTCTGCACAATCACATTCAGGTTCAGGTAAATCCACTGCATCTAAGAAAAGACTATCCAGGTATTTATCTACGTCCTCCTCATCAAGAGCAGCGTACGTATTAGATTTATCCTGAACGTCTCCCATTACTTGCAATGAATAATAAAGAGATGTTTGTGGAGACCTAAGCCACTCTTCAATAAAGTCCTCATTCATAACAGCCAAGTCTGACCACCAGTTGAACGAGTAACCGTGAAGAAGTCCACTGCTTGCATACAGGGTCATGATCCCGTCAGCAACACGTTTATAGTTTTCCCAGCCTACTTCTGATGCAATTTCTACATCTCCGTAGTCGTAAGTTTGGACACCAAAGGTGCCACTGTCACGATCGACAGTCCGTGCAATGGGTGGTGCAATTTCAGGAGTACAAGTAAACCCATCAGCGTCCTCTGAGCGGTAGCTACAAGACGCTGTAGGGGCAATTGCGAAGGCTCGGACCATACCGTTACGGCGAGCAACTGCAGAGGCTTCCTGGATGCCCTCATTGATCTTCTTGACCAATGTATAAGCAACAGTAGCTTTCTCTACTCCAGAATTGAATTGATTGAGAGCCCTTCCGAACTGTTCATAAGTGACACCGTACCTCCGCAAGAGGTTTGCAAGACCCAACACTCCAAGTCCAACTTGTCGATCAGTGGAACTAGGGAGGTATTCTCCAGTCTCTCCAACACCTGTTCTCCCATGAAGATCGCAAAGTTGCGACATCCCTTCACGGTAAGCACCTGGGATATCGTCGAATTCACAGGCTCCAAGATTAACATGCTGTAGGAGACAGGTTCCTCTACTGGGCAGGTACACTTCGAGACAGACGTTACCTCTAACTCGTTTGTTTCCTTCATACTTTACCTTGTTGAGCCAGATATCTCCAGCTTTGATTCCTTGTATTAGTTTCTGCCGGACGATGATGTCTAGGTTCTCCCACCACTCTTCAGTGATGTTGACGCAACGTTTTACCCATGTCAGTTGCTCACGTGGAGCACTGATGAAGTCTTCAACGTCTGGATGGTTAGCGTCTAAGTGCAGAACTATGGCTCCGTTCTTGTACTTTCCTCCCCTGCGGAGAGTTTCGTTAAGAGCCGAGTAGATTCGTCCAAATGAAACAGGACCACTCGCAACGACGCCAGACGCTCTCTCGTATCCTTTGGGGTCGAGTCGCGATAGATGGATAGCAACTCCTGCGCCGTTTCGTAAAGCGTGAGACGCAAATCTCCAAGACGCTTCGATTCCATTTGGTCCCTCCATTGCGTTGTCAACTACAAAAACCGTGCACGACACGGGAAGACGACCATCGGGATCATCAATCCACGATTGCACTCGTCCAGTTCTAGAAATAAGTTCAGCCATTAATCAGATCATTCAAAATTGGTGGTTCATAGTTGGGTCCTTTCAAGACCTTGCCGTCAGCTCGACGGATAGGTTTCCCATCTAAGCCAAGCTTTGACATATTTGATTTATGGACACGATCAAGAGCTTCTTCTAGATCCCACTCCATATTTTCTGCATGTTGGAAGCAGACGTACACAAGATCTGCTAACTCTTTCAGTTCTTCTTCGTAACCCTCACAGTCACAAGCATAAACAAACTCTTTGTATTCTTCAGCGATCAAATCCCGTTGCATAGTCCGGTTCTCCAAACTGTTCTGGATCCCATAGGAAGTCCGGAACTGGATCGCCTGGTCGGAAAGAGATTGAGCTTTGCAATGTTGTGGAATGTTTGAGTTCATTTTCAAGATAGTGGATAGCCTTTTTAAGGTCTTCAATCTTTGTCGAAGTACTTTTGTAACCGGCTCTGCAAATATATTTAATAGCATTGCCAAGGTGGTAATTCAGTTGTTGATCTCGGATAAAATCCCAGACCTCTATTTGTCCTCGTGTGTAATGGGAGGGTGATTCCATTGTTTAAGAAGTTGACCTACGTTGTTTGAAAGAATAAAATTAGTGCGTTGTAATTCAAGAAATAAAGGAATAAGTTCCTCCTTCGGACACTTGGTCAGAAGATCCTCCATCCTCCTCATCTTGAATTGTTGTTCTATTGTCAACTCCAATGTTGGCATTGGTGGGAGACCATAGGATGGGTCCATTGTCATAATCGTCAGCAGTGAGTATCTTTGCTAGCCGAGCATTTCTCAAAGCATCTACTTCAGTAAGATTTTTCGAATGAAAGGCTCTCACTACGGAATCCCAGGTGTATCCGTGTTCTGCGAAAAATTTTTGGCTAGTTTTTACACCGAACCCCGGAGCACCTGAATAGCCATCAGTTTGATCACCAGCAAGTGTTTGGATAAGAAACCATTCCCATCCTGACTGTTTGTCGATTGTGAACGTCTCATCCATGTTGTAGAGAGTCCCAGGGATTTGTTTCATGTCTTTGTCTGGTGAGCAGATAATGCAGTCTTCATTCGAAGTTGCATAAATACCCATAGCATCGTCTGCTTCGAGAGACGGCATACGAATGACTTGGTAGTCAACATGTAACTCATGGATAACTCGTCGGTATCCACAAGGTTTCTTACGGTTGCGATGTCCTTTGTAAGACGGCTGGATTTGTTTCCTAAAATTTGTACTGTCACTAAAAAATAGAATGACATTTGCATCAAAGAATATCGATTTGATCTTTTCAATATCTTTGATGGTATTAGCGTATGCTTCAGAGAAACGTGAACCAACCATGATTACATCATCCCCCCAATCAATGTCATACTCTGCTCCAGCACAAGCTTTGTAGACTATGTAGTCAGCATCAATTAGTAGTTTTGTCATTTACCTTGGCCACGACTCATCTTCCTGTCACCCCTAGGTTTAGAAAGACGACCTTGACCTTGGTGTGTAGTTTTCTTAGTAGACTTGATTTCAGCTTTGTTCTTTTTTCCGTAAAGCATTAGTGTGTTTCACTCCAGTTTTTTCCAGTGGTGGCTTCTGCATCAATCCTGCAGCGGATGTTGTAGTACTCTCCAGCTTCTGTAGCGCTGAGTACCAAGGATGAACATAAGTCTTGTGCATGTTTAGGGTCAACTTCAAATTGCAATTCATCGTGGACAAATGCAAGTTGAGAGCAGCATAGTCCTAGTTTTTTTATATGGTCTTGGTTGATTACCATCCATCTCTTTGCGACCACTCCTGCTCCCGATTGAAGTAAGTAATTGAGCGATTTGTGAGGTGAATCAACTGCAATTTTTCTTCCATCGATAGACTTGATGGATCCTTTTTCTGCAGCCTTCTTAACTGCTTCCAGGAGTTCACCGAGTCCATCAACTGCGTCAACGTACGCTGCACGAATCTCTTTACCCTTCCGCTTTGCAGCTGCTGTTGATAGTTGTGCATCGAATGAGTGTCCTATCTTTTCGTCACCAGCACCGTATAGAAACGCATACGTGACGGTTTTAACTTGTTTCCGTGTAATCCCTATCTTGTCTGCGTTGGTTTGGTGAATGTCTCCGTTGAGAAGGATTTCTGCATACCTTCCCCCGTCATACCGAGCAAGATAATGGCTGAGCATCCTAAGCTCAATCCCAGACAGGTCAGCGCCGACCATACATAGACCTTTGCTTGGTACAAAGAGTCTTCTAAATCGATCATCTGACGGCACTTGCTGAAGATTTGGCGACCTACTGGCACATCGATGCGTGGCGGTTGCGACGGAACAATGATGATGGATTCTCCCTTCATTCGTAACAAGCTTCAGCCATCCGTTCGCGCCGTTCGATAACATCCCAAGCATTTTCGTTACCGTCAAACATCTCGCAAACATCGTAGAAATCTCTGACCCAATCTCTGTCAGAATAACTTCGTCTATAACTGGTTTCCCAGTAGTTGTCTTCTGCTTTGGCTTCCAGCCATAGTACTGTTGCAATATCCATGCGATATGGTCTCTTGATGTTGGATTTAGTTCTTTTAGTCGAGTAAAGGATGCACCCTCAACATATCCTTGCGTGCTGTTATTTCGTTTAGGAGTGAATTCTGTTCCTGAGACGTAAGGATGTTTCCTGCGTAGTGCTCCTTCAGTCTCTCGTAACTCTTCACGGAGAGTAGATGCAAATTCCCATGCAGCATCTGTGTCAAACGTCCATCCATGTAGTTCTTGATTAGTAAGTATTTGAGCGACCTGGTGTTCTAACGAGACCCACTCAGGTAAGGTTGAAAGTGTTTCCAAAGTTTGGTGGTAACGTGTACATCTTGTATGCAATAATCTTCCATTTCTTGACTCCACTCCTTCCAATCAGTGTCTTTGCCAAATGAACCTTTAAATTCACCTAATCGATACCCATAGGACTCAAGAGAATGTCTGCCATACATTTGTAATGGCATGTTTTTCCAACTATGTTTCTGATCTACCCTGATCATGTCAGGATGATAGAGCCGAGATAAAAGAAGAGTATCAACCACAATCCCAGCCCCATCAAACCAAGGATATAGTTTGTTGATAACAGGGCAGTCATAGCCAATAATGTTGTGACCAATAATACAATCAGCATCCTGGAGTCTTTGAATACCACGAACAATGGGTTCTTTGTCTCCTTGGTCGTTATAAGATAACGTTTGGTTTTCATGAATATCGTGAATAACCAAGCAGTGGATGGTAGTAACATCTTTAACAAAACCATCTGTTTCCAGATCAAAGATCAGCACTATTTCGTCTTCCATACATACGTCTTATCAACGAATTGTGCTCGCTTGATCATTTCAGGTGTAGGTGGGTTTGGTGGTGTCAACATGGCTTGCTGATGTGGTGATTCAAAAGTCGGCTGGGTTGAATTCTTCTTCGAGTTCATGTTCATCGAATTTGCAAGTTTCTAAGTTATACTTGAGTGTACAAGCTATTCCAGTTTCGCCAGAATAACGATTTTTAAGCACTCGCACAGTCGTAAAATCTCCATCTTTGTCGGATTGTTGATCTCTTTCCAATCCAATAACTGAATCGCTGAGTTGAGCGATTGCAGCAGATCCGCGCAACTGCCCGAGTGTAACTCGTGCTCCTTCTTCATGGTTTTTGTCTCCAGTTGATCGCCTTAAATGTGAAACGAGGAATAATGAAATACCAGTGCGCTCAACTAATGACCTAAGACGGGTCATAGTATTGTCGATCATTCGTCGTTCGTCTCCGTCCAAACCGGATAACAAGATGGACAAATGGTCGAGAAAAATGATCTTACAATCGAGACCCTGAGCAAGATACTCAATACGATTATAAATAACATCAGGATCATAGGAGCCGAAACCATCAAACAGGTAAAGGTCCCAATTATCCATCGTCGCGTCAAACGCTTTTGTAAGTTCTTGATGTGAATGCTCTCCTAGATGTAGTGATTTACCTACAGCAGAAGACATTAAGCCTAGAGCTGTTCGTCGATTGGACTCCTCAAGAGCCAAGTAACCGACCCGTTCTCCGCTCTGGAGAAGAGAACATGCAAGCTCCCTACAGAAGCTTGATTTGCCAATGCCAGAGCCTGCAGTGATTGTGACAAGCTCTCCGTATCGAATACCGTGTAGTTTTGACTGTAGTCCTTGAAACGGGTAATCATGATCAGATGGTGGTTGTGGTGTAGTTACAAGTTCAAGCAAAGAACGACCTTCAACAATGCCGTCAGGTCTATAAGGTTTTGCACCCCAATATGCATTTTCAACAGCCTTGTAATCATTAGCCTGTAAAGCGTCTGAGGCGTCCTTGTAAGCGTCTAGAGAGGCGATGAATACCTTGCCAGGTGGTAATGCATTAGCAGCATCGTTCACAGCCTTCTGACCGGCTTCATCGTTATCAAAGAACAAGATAATCTTCTCAAACTGCTGAAGCCATTCATAATTAGTCTTCATTGCTTTCTTGGCCGCGGCTGCTCCACTAGGGAGAGACACAGCTGGAAAGTCTCCTAAGGCTTCACATACAGAAGCAGCATCAAGCTCACCCTCTGTGATGACAACACTTTTCTCCTTACTGTTGCGGAAAAATAGTTGTTGTCCAAAGAATGAACCGTCAGACTCACCTTCATACGTGAAAACCTTGTTCTTTGTACGTACTTTTGATCCGATTGGGGAACCATTTGAATCGTGGTAGTACATCCGTAAGGTCTCTCCGTCTCTATAGATCTTGTATTTTTCACAAGTCTTTTCGGAGATATTACGTTTCTGCAGCCTTTGAGCTGAGCCTTTATAACTCATTCGAGTTTTTGTCGATTGTGAATAGTTTGTGGCTCCTGGTGTCCATTGGTGACATACGAAACAAAAGGTGTGGCCGTCCGTATAGACAGCTAATCCATCAGAAGAACCACACGAATTGCAAGCTTCATGTCTTAAAAACTCAGACGAGCCACTCGATTGGAATGTTTGCAAAGCTCGTCCAAGGTATATTGTGTTTGTCGCACCATTGTGCGTATGTTGTTTTAGATTTTTTGCTGATCTTATTAAAAGGTGACTGGAACACCATCCTTAAATCAATCTCTGGATGCTGCTGTTTGACGGCTTTAATCTTACGACGATCCTCCGCCTCCCAGTACCCTTTGCACTCAAGATAAACACCATTAGGGAGAAGAAAATCAGGAGTGTAGTTATGTTGAATTTGATAGGGAACCTTAGTCGATTCATACTCATACTTCACTCCTAGTTCAACCATAAGATCAGCGACTTTCTCTTCAAGTCCTGATCGAAATGCCATTAGAAGTCGTCTTCCAAATTCACAGCAGCAGGAACTACATTTGGCTCAGAGGCTTTGTATCCTTTCGTGTTTCCGAAAAGTTGCGCGACTTCTTCGCTGTTGAGATCCCCTGAGTCGGTTCCCGCAGAAGAGCTGAGAGACACAACTTGCACACCCACGAGTTTAAGTGAAGTACCGTAAGTAACGCCATCCTTAAGAATGTATGGCTTCTGATAGAACGCGACCTTGACTTTTGACCCAGAGTATAGAGGTGTTGATTCGTCTGTAATCGGAGTTCCTTCAGTGTCAACAATAGGTGGCTTGGTCTCTTCGTTATAGGAGAACTTAACCTTGTATTGTCCATCAGCTACCTCCTCCCACGGCTCAGGTTTAAGTGTTGAACGCTTAGGGTTTTTTAGTTTAGATTCAGCCCACTTCAAATTCTCAGTGCGATCAGCCTCAAGGGCATCAATCATTACACCTGGAATAGTGGTAGAAAGTGAATAACCAAATTTACTTGGTTTCAGTACAGCTTGAAATCCTTCAAGAACAACAGGCTGTTCAGTCTTATGAATTGTACGTGGCATACGTTAGTGGATAGTTAACAGAAAAAATATGTTGAGTCAATAACGGATTCTGGTGTCAGATCTCCAATTATTGGTGGTTTTGTTTCAGCACCTATCTGATTAGCCCAAGACTCTAAGTAGGAGTTCTCAGCAAATAGATACATGTAAGTCTCTCGAACGATTCGTGAAAGCGTATTCATGTCAGTAGCACGACATAGAACAGAATCGTGTATCAATGAGATCGGATGATTAAACCGTAGCGTAGACAGGTGGAGGAGACTTGCATCTAATGAATGGATGAGATTAGGAGCAGTTGCATTCTTGTGATGCAAAAGATCTACCTTATCGCTATCTTCTGTGGCAACTGTTATCTGCACACGACCAAGCAATTGCAAAGTCACAGTGCTAGTAAGTTTTTTATTTAGCTTTTGTGTGACAACAAAACCAGATGGTGTGGTCCACTTGAGTTCCGTTGCTCCACGTTTAATAGCTTTTGTTACCTCAGCTTCAATCCATTTCATTGCAGCCATAGGACCAGGTACAACCTCATCCATAGCTTCACGTACTGCTTTGACAGTAGTAGTTAGATCGTCTTTATCTACTTCAATACCTTTCTCAAGTAATGCTTCACGAATATATCCGCGATTACTATGAGGTTTGGCATTGTACGGGACAGTCATAACAACACGCTTGACTGTCTTTCTGTCCATGTAGGGTCTTATAGACTCAGGGACGTTTGGTTTAGCGTGCTCGGCGACGACGGCATAAGCGTCTTGGGGTCGCTCTGCTGGCAAGACATTGACAAGATTTGCAGTTCTTGCATCTCTGCATAATCCGGCGAGTATCTGTAAACCAGAGCAGGTGGCATCAACTGCAATTGGCAGAGAAGTGAAATTTCGATCACGAGTAATTACACAGTGGTGGTATTCTTCACAAGACGCGAGGAATTGGAAGGGTTCATCAGCGGCTTCCCACAAGTGGATGTTGCCAATAGGGTCTAAAGCGACAGCAGAAATCACCTCATCATTTTCAGCTACCCATTGCATACGTTCATGTATAGGAGCTTTATCTAGACCATATGTTGTAGCCACTTGGAAAGCTAGCCATTCCTCAGCATCAGGTGTCATGTATGACTCCTCACTGAACTTAAGTAATGACTTACCAAAGTCAGTATCTTGCGGTGTCAAAAAAGCGGGAATTGGGTAAGCTCTTCCGCGATAATCGAAGCTCCATGGAATGAAGAATTCTTTCTTATCCTTGAATAGCTTAGCTGCTTCCATTGTCATGCGTGTTCTGCATGACTTCTTAAACGATGCTGCGTTCTTGTTCATCACTTCAGCAGCATCTCGCCTGTACTGCTTACGAGAATCATAATTCTCTGCAATATCAGGTGGTTTGTTTGGTAGAGGTATCTCTACGATAGGGATAAACTTACCGACCTTGTAACCTTTATCTAACAGAGTCTCAGCAACTTGGTAGACAAAAGTATTCAGTCGATAACCAACCTTCTGAATCTTATTCAAAAAGTTGATTGGTGTCTCTCCCTGTATAGGGTCCACACCACGCCGAACCATGTCGTGGCCTTTCATTACCTCATTTAGTAGGTAGCCACCTTGTCGATTGTGACCCCAATCATTAGGTTCAATCAACATGGGATATGCGATTGGTGAGAATAATTCTGCATTAGCCATAACCTCATCCTTGATAGACAAGAATTCAGGCGTTGGTTCGATAACTATGCAGCTTTTATTTCTCTCTTTCCTATCTACCCTCATGAACCATTGGCTCTCTTCCATGATGCAATCAAGCAGCCAACCTCCCAGCTTTACCCGAGTAGGCTGTGACCATCTTGTCCACTGAGGTACATCATATCGCTGAATAAGCGTACGGACAATGACAAACTTCTGATGCGTGCCAGTGGTGTTATGCCAGTAGTTCTTTTTAATTGTATTTAGCAGGCCAGGGCAGTTCCTCTCGTAATACTGCATCTGAGCCTCTTGTTCAACAGCTTGGCCGATTGACTCAGTAATAGTTACAAGTTTATTGGCTTTGTCTTTGTAACTAAATACTTTGTCAAAAGTAATCTTTAATGCAATGGCAGCTGCTGCACCTGGATCTATTGGCTCTAGATACTGATGTATCTCCTTAAAAGACTTACCAATACACCCTTTCTTGATTCTGAGATTGGTGTCCTCGATACGCTGAGTGATCTTGGGGAGCAGCTTAGAAATACTGCTGCAGCCATAGACCGTTGCACTAGCGTATGATTTCCCCTCTAAATCTTTTGTATTTTTACGTAATCGCTGAAGTCCAAGGCGAATGGCTTCTCTTTCAAAATTGACTTGTTCCTCAATCTGTGCAGGTGTTGGCAATAAGACTCCTCGCTAGAACCAGTGAATAGATTTATACCTTAGTGGATCCTTGTGTAGGACTGACGTGCCAGCTATTTATGCTGGATAGATACGTCAGCGTTCAGATTCCTCGCATGAACCTGAAACTAGCGCGTCTACCAATTCCGCCACATCCGCGTGTGGATTCCAGCGATGAGACTCACCGGGAATGCTGCCGTCCGCAGCCAGAACAAGGTAGCACACGACACCACTAGTCGCGCTCAGATAGCAGCCATTGCATCCGTGAGTGCTGCATCTGTAGCCTTCGCATATCGTAATGTTGTTTCAATGCGTTTGTGTCCGCACAGTGCCATGATCGACCTGATAGGGACGCCAGCTTCAGCGAGCCATGTCGCGTAACTGTGTCGAAGGGTGTGGAAGACATAAGCCTCATCCTTTGGTAGTAGTTTGTTGACCTTTTTGAATGCACGCAATAGTTGATCCTTGTCACGCCATTCATCACCGAACAAGCGCACATCATTGCGTGTCGATTGTGAACAACGACTGACAACTATGTCCATGATTCTGTCATGAATAGGAATAGCTCGCCAGTTCTTAGGTTTGGTTATTTGAGTAGGTACACCACCAACATGGATGCGATTAGCAGCAAGGTCAATGTCCTTAGCTCTGATCTTTAAGATCTCACCCTGTCGCATACCTGTGTACGCACCAAACATGATGATGTCAGATAGATCATCTCGCATGAATACATCAGTGGACAAGAGAGATAGTTTATCTACCTCGTCCTTTGTGTACCAAAAGACACGACCCTCATTCTCCTTGCGTCTCCTAAACTTAGGAGCTGACTCTATGAGTCCATCAAATGCACAATGGTTAAGCACTGTGCTAACTGCAGACACAACTCGGTTAATCGTGGCGTCAGACTTTCCTTCATCTTCAAGTTCGATGCAGACTCCCGTGATAATCGGTTGAGTGATTTTTGCAACTGGGAATGAAGATCCTCTAAGACGAGTGAAGTGTGTGCAATTGATGGCTGATGTTCCTTTGCCATTACCGTGTCTCCATGAGTGACGTGTTTTGAATGTGTAGTCCATGGCTTGACCCCATGTTGTAACCTTATCCATAGATAGTGGATTTGATTAGGTGGACAAGTTGCTCACCCTTAGGTGTCAGCTTGCACATGTGTCGGCGTCTATTACCTGGATCTGTGTACTTAACAATAAGACACATCTCACTAGGGTTAACGCCAGGTCTCTTTGTTCCTGTTAAGAATGAGATCATCCTTGAACAAGACGCAGTAGTGAGACCACAGTCCTCCTCAATAGCCTGCTTATGACATGGGTTGTGGCTGGCTACATAGAGAAGAACGGTGACAGCTTGTGCAGGTACCTCACGATGTGTGAGGCGTAGCATCTCCCAAGCATTGAGCAGAGATGCAGCTTTATCATCTGTTTGTAGACGCTTTAGGGGATCCACGGGATGGAAAGCTGATCTCCATAACAATTATACCGCAGTGTACATGCACAGTGCTGCGATGAAGCCAGAAGTCGAAATGGCATACGTCGTTGAAACCAATGAAGAAACTCAAATGTCAACTGAGAGTAGATAGAAGCTACCGGATATCTAAAGAAATGCCGTTGAATTCGAACAAACTACGGACTTGGTCATTTGTTTTTGCTTCTTCGTGCAAATGTGCAGAAATGATGTCGTGTGCCACCTCACTCATCGTCATACGGCGTAACACAGCGTACATTTTCAGGACGTTGTGGCGCTCTTTACTCATGTTCACTGTCAGCCTCTTCATCAAATGTAAAGCACAATGAATACAAACTAGCAAAATTAGGCCAATTTAACCCATCATTTATGTCACCATGCCCAAGAAAGTATGAGTATTCCTCAGTGGACAGGTTTTCAATCTGTTGCTGGCTCATCATGGTATTTAACAAGGTGGATAGCGTCATGATTTGCAACGGTAACTTCGTACATGCCGTCGCTCATGTATTTCAAAAGCTTCTTTTGTGCAGCCTTGGGTTGCTGGTAAACGTGTTCATACACCTTCCCTGATTCCTTGTGTTCAGCTCTGATGATGCATGACACACTGGCAGGGATTTCCCACATGCATAAACGCCAGTCATAGAACTCTTCCCATGTGCACTCTTCAAAGACATGATCAGGTGCTTCTGCAATTGCATCGAAATTATTGGGGTAATACTTACCACTCATCTGCCATTCTCACATTTTTAAGGGTCATATTACGCTGAGTGGATAACTCCAAGGCTTGCCATGCAGCAAGCTCTGAATTAGGAGCTAGAACATATTCAGTGCATACGTTCTCAACGTCGTCACACATAGTGACTTCATATTCATGATAACGGACACGGCCAAGTAGCGCCAATAGTAAATGCTCCAGTTGTCGATTGTGAACTTTAGATAATACTGGCAAGGATACCTATGCCAATGAAGATTAAAATCGCACTTGCATTTAGCCCACATAAAAAAGAAAGGAGGGCACCAATACCCATGCACATAATGAAACGATTAACGTTTACCACGTGAGTAGTAGCGAGAGGTGATACGATTACTGCGTTGGTATACAGTAGCTGTAGCAAATAGACCTATCATCCCTACAATTGCAAGGATAATAGTTGACTCACTCATGATCATCAGAAAACTCCTCAATACAAGAAAGGTATGCGTACATGTATTGATGAAAGCGAGGATAAACAACTGATTTGTTGTTATCATCCCACGCATGTTCATGCGCGTCATTCAATGAGTCATACCAATTGTCCACGTTGTAGTGGAGCTGTGTGTAATCAGACATGAGAATAGTTTGCGTTGGAGTTAAAGTCGAGAAGATAATCAATGCACTCTAAGTAGTCAGCTTGACTG